GGGAAGCTTGGCTGATTAGTTGGAATTGCCTTATGATAATCCCAAAGTTTTAATTCATATATATTAGGGTAAGGAGATGCGGGACTATTTAAATTCCACTCCTCAATCGCAAACTTAGCGTCAAATATTCCGCCTTGGCTATAAATGTCCAATACTCCTAGATTTAGATAAGAGTTAAACTCTGTAAAGACTCGTCTAGCCGTCTCTTCAGGAGAATTTATGTCCGCATTTAGATCATCGCCGTTAACAATTGTACTTGTTGCCGTTAAACTTAGGTCGGGCAAGAATTCGTACATCTTATAAGATAACTTTCCTAACTCGGTCAATCTCACAACGTAGAATTGATTTTTCCACAAAAACACGCGGCAAAGGAAAGGGTTAACCATTCTTTCGATTGTGTTCTTTAGGTAAAGTTGCTCGTTTTCAATCCTTACTCCATTGGTGAATTTAGCATCTTTTCCATCGCTAAATATTGCGTTTTGTGGCACATTAAATTGACGGAAAACGCTTTCGTCAGAATCCATTCTAGCCTCGTGTATTTCGCAACCAATAAATACTGGTCTTTGCTCTATAAATGATTGGTTCAAAGCTCCAACAACTGCCGACAAAGCCTGTGTTCTAGGGTCAGGCCAAGAGGTGAAATTTGAGCGTATAGAATCTAATCCTTTTAATCCATCAACCGCGGTAAAAGAGAAAAGCTTTGGCCCACTTTTATATGGCGATGTTATAAAGTCAGGAGAAATGTATCCGCTAAAGAAAGAGATAAGAGCAGTAAAATTATTAACTATTGAGCTGCTATTTTGAGAGCCTCCGACAAATATGTTGTTACCAAAGGAAAAGGTATAGAATGCATCGTTATCTAAGATATTAGACAAATTTAACCAAGTAACTGCATCACTTGAATAATATAAATTATTGAGGTTAGTTCTAACCCCAACAAAATACCCATTACCATAAGCTAAACCTTGGAAAGCAAAACCGCCACTTGAAAAAGACCAGGTTATTCCATCTGAACTGTAAGCCGCTCCAGTAGTAAATTTGCCATCTGCAAAAATTAAATTAGCCGAGCCAAAATTACTATTTGCATTTACATTCCAAGTTATTCCATCATAAGAATAAGAGCTTAAATTTGTTGCTGCTCCAATTGAATTTGCAACGGCAACCCATAAGCCATTACCATAAGCTACTCCTGTATAATTTCTTGAGGTAATGTTAGTTGATGTCCAAGTTATTCCATCATTAGAATACATTACCAAATTTGTATCTCCAGCGGTTTCATAATTTGCGACTGCAACGTATAAACCATTTCCATACCTTACTCTTTCCCATTGTTGATTTGCTGCCGCCGTTCTACTTGTCCAAGTAACACCATCGGGAGAGGTGTATGCAAAACCAAGAGTTGTGCCTACAATTGCCCATCCAACTGCAACAAATTGACCATTACCATAGGTAACATCTCTAAAAGCTTTTCCAAAAGGTAATGTATAGGTATTAGTCCAAGTTATTCCATCAAGTGACGTGTAGGATTTTCCATTGTCAACTGCCACAAATTTCCCATTACCAAAGGCAATGCTTAAGAAATTTAAAGTAAAACCAACTTGAGATATATTCCAATCGGTAATGTCGTTGTTTGCACTAATTTGATTTAAATCAACTCTCCAAGTACGATTACCACCAACGAGAAACTCGTTAAAATCTCCAGTCTCGCCAGCTATTGTAAAATCAACTGAGGAGCCAATTATTGTCTCTAATGGGTCGTTTCCAGTATTTCCCCAATTATATGTGATATCGTTAATCAACAAAGGAGTAACTGCTCCTGAATAGCCAGTTCTGAAAATTTGCAAGTTCCAAACATTGCCTCCGTAGTTCGTAGCATACCCCCCCTCATATTTTAGGCCGTAGTCATTTACAGGAGCGTTTTGGCCTGTTAGAATAACGTAGCCTTTAACATCCTCACTTGGCATGGTGTAGCTAAAAGATAAGCTCGAAGACAAGAAAGTATTGCCTGGAGAGCTATACCACATAGCCGTATGATAACCCGACTCGGGCGCAACTGCGATTGTCAATATATCGCCTTCGGTGTAGAATAGTGATGGAGCAACGCCGTTAATGGTAATTGTCCCAAGACCTTCTCGAACTGCAAATTGTAATCTGAAATCGTTAGCCATTAGCCTTTATTTATCTTGTTATTTGCCTGTCCTAAAACATAAACCAAATCATTGCCTCTTACTACAAACTCGCCACTTACATCTCTGTTTTGCTCAAATAAACCTCCTTGAGCGCCGCCACCTGTAAATGAAGTTCCTTGTCCTGCTGAACCTCCACCAGCACCTCCTCCTCCTCCGCCTGGGCCTTTGCTACCCATACTTCCAATTGCTCCAGCGATTGCTGTCAAGGCAATACCAGCAGCAATGGCTAAAGGAGCTGCAATGATTGCAGTAGCTGGATTGGCTAATGCAGCACTTACTTTTCCAAATGCTGAAGCAGCAACGCCATAGGCAATTAACTGCTGTCCAAATTGGCCCAGAAATCTACCAAAAGATTTTAATAAGGAGCCTCCAATTGCTGTTAATAGATTACCTCCTGTGGCTAATGTTTCTCCAATTGTGTAACCTAAATCAACAAAAGCATCTGTTACGTTTCCCTCAATTAAATCGTTAATTGTTTTGGCAAAATCTGCTACTCTTGCTTCTAATTCAGGTAATTTATCAAGTTGAAATGCTACATCATCTAGGAAAACTTCAAATGGTCTTGGGCCAGCGGTTTCCTCTTCAAATCCTTCAACTTCTAATTTTATTTTTACATCTTTACTTTCAATTTTTTGAAAAGAGCCTAAAGCAGCTAATATACTCTTTTCGTAATCTTTTGTACTAAATGTTAACTTATCTTGTAATTCCTGAGCAGTTTGTTGTCCTAAATTAAAGTCATCCCAACCTTTAGAATATTCCTTTAAAGCATCACTATTTGATTTAATACCTTTACCACTATCCTTTACTAAATTTCCTCCTTGCTCTAAACTTGAATTTATTTTATTAATTAATTGCTCATCTTCTTTTTTAATTTTTACAATTTCTTTTTGTAAAATCTCCTCCTCTTTTAAAGATTCATTTGCAGTATTTATACTTTTAATTAAAGTATCGTATCTCTGCAAATCACCTTGAGTTAAGAAACCTTCTTTTTGTCTTTTCTCAATTAATGCGTCTAACTGAGCTTGAGCGGATGCGGTTTGAGTTAATCTATTGCTTCTTTGTTCTTCTAGTTTTGTTTCAATTGTTAAAAGATCAATTGAATTTTGTGCAATTGCGTTTGTTGCTGCTTGAGCTTTTGCCTTAGCAATTAAACTCTCTGTTACCTTTATATATGCTTCACCAACATCCCCATTTTTAATTTGTTCTTTAGTCAAATTACCAAAATATTCAGGGTAAAGCTTTTGAAGCTCATTTACAGCATCAGTTCTTTGCTTAGTAGATAAAGCAGTATTGGTAGCCTGTAATTCTAAGCCTTTAAGAGTTGAAATTTCCTTTTGTGCATCTTGAGCGCCTTTTAGGTTTGCAGCAGCAACACCTCTTAATCCTTCTTCATATTCCTTTAGTTTATCTGATAAATCTTCTGTGGCATCTGCTGCATCAAAAACCCCTTTTTCATAAAGAGTCCATAGAGTTGTTATTGCTGAAACAGCTAAAACTAAAAGATTTCCAGAACTAAAAATTTGACCAAATGCTGATTTTAATTTTGACGTTGTTGAATCTCCAGCATTACCTAAACTTGAAAATGATTGAGCTAATTGTGTTATGTTGTTACCAACACCAATAATTCCAAAAGGAGCATCTTGAATTACTCTAGCGAAATCAATTCCTATACCATTATATCTACTAGTAGATTTTGATAATTGCTCAAATTTAGGCGCAACCGATTGCGCGGCGGTGCCTAATTGATCTAGCTGGCTTGTTGCCTTGGTAACTCCTTTTGATACCCCATCAACATTTACAACAAAGTCAACTTCTATTCTTGGATTTGACATTTCTTTCTAGTTTACTTGCAATTTCCAACAATTTCTTTGCTTTAGCAAAGTCTTCGGCCGTTGACTCCAAAGGCTTTGGAATATAATCCCATGGTAAAGGCCATATCTTAGAAGGACTTAAATTTGCTCCTTTTTTTAAATGCGGTTGCAATCCAATTACAGCGTGTACTCTAAGGCTTTCTATTAGGTCTTTATAGTCTGTCTCATGGCCTTTTAGTAAAGCGTTAATCTCTTTTATACTTAAAGAAAAAAGCTGCTCATAAGGCACCTTAGTACGCCCCACGAGCAGCATTAAATATTCTCGAGCAGTTGTCTGCTCTTCGTCATTTACCTTTTTTTTTCCTCGGTTGGGTTGTTAATGCCTAACTCTAAAATAAGGTCGGCCAAAACATCGTTAAACAATTTCATTACTTCTTTACCGTCAATCCAAACCTTTAACTCTTCCAATGCTATTGGATTTGTTGACTTACGCAAGCAAGCCACTTTATGGCATTCATGTAGCAAAGAGTAAATGTTATCCAGTTTTGGTATTGTGCTGCCACTAAAAGCCTCTGCAATTCCTAATCCTGTAAAATCCTCAAAGTTCGCCAAAGCGCCCAAATTTGGGTAAAAGAAAATCTCCCCTTCTTTAAAAGGAGCTGAATGGTACTTAGCCATATATTTTGTTTAGGTTGGTATTACGCTAATAACAGGAGCTCCAGCAAAATCGAAAGTTCCTGAGAATGAAACTTGAGAGTTTCTTTCAGCAGTAATCTCAATTGAGTTTAACTGAGCATCAACTGTAATAATTTTGTCACCAGAGTCAGTACCACCAAAAACCAATTCAAATACTTTTCCGATGTCTTCCATCAAATCAAAAGCTGAAAGGTTAGATACTCCAGTAGATGCAAAATCTAGGTCTCCTGAGAAAGAGAAAGAACCTGATTTGTCTCCGCCTTCAAGTCTCACTCCATAGTCTCCGGTGCA